GGTTGCCGTAGCTACCTTAACTCTATTGGCTAAAACAACCATATTTCACCTACTTATGAAGGATCAGGAATTTCTACATCAAAAGCTGTAACGGTAAACGTGTTGCCAGAAACCACACTCTGCGATGTTGTCAGTGAGCCAGTGCAAAGCAAGCGCGTGTTTGACGTATCAGTAACCGCATAATGCGTTGCCGTGCCAGACCCAGTTACGCTGCCATCCGTAATCGCCGCGCATGTTGTCTTGCGGCCTGACGTATCGCCATCCTGTGGCGCACCAAACGAAACTGAGGTGCTATTGCCTAGCGTATATGTGCTAGTCGCCTCTGTGTAGCTTGTTACTTCCTGCGATGTAATGTCTATGCGATTGGCTTCTGTGTCTAACTTAGACAGCGCTGCATCCAATACATAATCTGATATGGTTGCCATGTGTTTCTCCTAGTATGTGTTGACCTGCATGCGCAGCCCAGAGCCGCCAAATTTAGCTTTGTCATTGTTTGCATTTATACCATCAATTGCGCTTTGATACAACGATGCCCACGTTCCCGCACGTTGATCGTCTACAAGATATGGCGCTGAGTGCATCAAAGCACCATACAGATATGCATCAGGATAATACTGCAAAACCCAGTTGGATGTAGCACTATCGCTCAAAGGCGTTATTCTTGCGTAGTAGTAAAGCTCACCAGTGTAAGACGCATCTGGCGTAGGCCACAACTCTATTTGACCCCCTGTTATGCCGTAAAATTGAGGCTTGCCGCCTGCATCCGCGTTGCCTTCTCTGCGCTGCTGCAATGCAAGAGGTGTAAGTAGCTCTATCGGGCGCTCATCTACGTCTAGGTGAAACCGTACTGCTTCTAAGAAGCCTTGCGGTAATTGGGTATATCTAGCGTCTAGTGTTGCTGTAGAACGCTGTTCCATGCGCCAGTGGCGTACTTTGCGCTCCATATCTGCCTCTGCCAAGCTGATGAAATCAGGAATAACCGCTGTTAGATCATCCCGATTTAGCCAGTTCGCTATAGACGTTTTTAGCTCTGAGTATGTTGTTATAGCCATTATAAGCCTCCGTAACCCATCAGACCGCCAAGGCGCTCATTGCGTTTTTCTTTCTGCTCTTGCAAGTATTCAAATACACCCATTAGTGGTAGTGCGCCAAGTGCTGCAAATGTAGGCAAGCCTTTTTCCATAACATTACGGCGAAACTCCGGCGTTAGACGCAATCCATAAGCTGGAAAATTCACATCATCGCTTTTTAGCCTAATTGTTTCTGGCTTGGCATCTGGGTCAACCTTTTTCAATATGCCACGAAAGCGGTTTTGAACATCACGATTGTAGAAGTCTACAGCACCTTGCTTTGGATCGCTGTTTCCACCCACCTTACCAATCATTGTTCTGTCTTGCGGTAATGCCAAGAAATCAACGGTAGGATCGTTTACTGCATCAATGATGCTACGGCGCAAAGCGTCATCTACCCAACGGTTCTGTGAGGCCATCATTGGGCCTGCCCCGCCTCTTTTCTTGCTGTCTAAGTTTGACAGTTCATCGTACAATTCATTTTCTTTTCTAAATAGTCTTGCACCTAATATTTCGTATTGCTTACTGCTGTCTTTGTACTGCGAAACCAAATCGTGTAAGTATTGCGTTTCCTCAGTGATAGGTAATTGTTTTATATTGTCCAGCAGCAACTGCTGTTGTTCTGGTTTACTAAGCCCAGTAATGTTGATAATTTTTTTATCTAGCTCAGACAAATTATTTGGATCGTATTCAGGCCGTCCTTCTAATCTAAAACTTCTGTTTGTTTTTCTAAGGCGTTCTTTAAAGAAAATATCGTCAAGAACGTCAGAACGCACATTTAGATCGTCAATTGCGCTTTGTATTTCCCTAGATACATTATCAATTCTGCTTAATAATGCGTTTCGCAGGGTGCGATCTTCCAGCGTTGCTTCATCGTAATCAGTCAACCTTGCAGCCGTATCAAAATCCATTGGGACACGCGCTCTGTTGTCTATATTTTGTTGGGCATCTGACTGTATCTCACCAACATACCGCGCACGACCGCCATCAAGAACATCAAAGTCTCCTACCCGCGTATGATACTGCGTTAGCTCATCAGCTTCTCCGAAATGGCTTGCGCCCTTAATAAATTCATCACTGACCTGCCCTGATGGATCGGTATATTGAAAGAAGTTTTCGCGGTAGTTTTCTGCTCCATATGGAAAGTAATCACTATATTGCGTTTCACCAGCGTCAAAGTCTTCGTTAACTTGAATGTTGCGATTTTGGAAAAAGTTTGGATCAGTATAAAACTCATGCTCTAAACCTTCACGCAAACTTTCTTCTACCATTTCTCGTAGGCTATCCGCACCATAGTAATCTATTACAGCCTCAGACACATCATTATGCAGACGAACATCGTCACCACCATAATCTATAATATATTCTGCATTTACTAGCTGCTCGTCATCCAAGCCAGTGCGCTCCATCAAGTCTACAATTTCATCATCACCAAGGTTATGACCCGTTGTAACGTCTGGCTGATATTCTAAATCCTCCGAAAACATATCAATGTAGTGATCCATTTCTTGACGCATCAAAGGTTCATCGTCCAAGTAATTTTCTTGAAACCAATCATCAAAGTTAAAGTTTTCCGCAGTTAGCTCTGTACTACCAACAGCACCAACAGCTTCCCGCGTTTCTTGCGTCAAACGTGGATCGTTGCTTTTTAGGTAATTAATCAGTTCCTCTTTGGTGACTTTTTTGCCAGCAAAGGCCCGATCCATCCCAGACCATTCAAGTTCAGCTTCTTTGCCGCCACCTTTTAGCAACATACCGCGCATCTGCTCATATGTGCCTTTGTTTTGCTTGAGGTTCTCTGCTGCGCGTAAAGACGGGCTGAACAGTTCTGCACGGGCAGGCACGACATCTAACGGTGGGCCTCCATTATCTCCGATACCAGCAGCGCCAACAGACTGCGGTGTACCGCTACGTTGAAACGCCTCTAGCACCCCACGCGGATCACCCTCTGCAACAGAACGTGCAGCATAAGTAGCATCTGAAATCAGGCCACGCGCATTCTCTGCCGCGTTATCAATAGACATACCAAAGGTTTCAGCTAAACCAGCAGGCGCAGCCAAGTAACCCATGCGCACCAGTGCAGCAGGCGCAAGCGTCATTGCCATCTCTAAACCCATATCAACAGCCGCACGTTTACGCGCTTCTGCTGTTTGCGTAGGGTCAAAGACTACTGAGGCATCTTGCATTGCCCCGCCCATTGCGGCAACTGGGTTTGCTTCTGCGATAAACTCTGTGGCTGGACGCAAATTGGGCGGCACAAACCGTTCAAGGTTCAAGCTGTCAACATAGTTATCCAACATCTTGCGGCGCTCTTGACCGCCCATGCTTAGAAAATCAATTAAGTTCATCACGATCCCCCAGCAAATATGTTAGCAAGCCCGACACATAACCTCTGCGCCGTGACGGTGCTTGAAATAGTGTTTCTGCGCTATCACCAATCATAACGCCAAGTTTGCGCATTTTACCCATGTCATCCGCTTGCTGTATTTCTTGCAGCTTATCAATGAAGTCCATGCGACCACGCTCGTAGCTGTGAGGGTACATCAATCCACGACCAACACCCTGTCGCGGGCCGTATTCACGCATCATGCGCTCCATGTACTCGCGCTGCCGAATGTCTTTGTCGTCAATGCCCAACTTTTCCAACTCGCGCAACGCACGGGCAATCACACTGTCGCTGTAATAGTAACCCTCTGGGCCATCTTCACGCAAACGATAAGCGTTGTATTCGTCTTGAGCCTCTCGCGCATACTTGTCGCGCATTGCGTTTACAAGCTGATCCATTACCACTTCACCTTGTTAGCCCAGTATGCCGCGCTCATCTTACCCTTGGCAATATTCTTGGCATGTCTTGCTTTAAATGATTTGGCGCGTTTCGTCATTTTCTTGTCGCCTGTCTTACCCTGCTGACCAAAGCGGATCGTCTTAACCTTGTCACCTTCCTTTGCCACAACAACGTGTGACTTGGTTTTGTGATTAGGTGTACGTTTGGGCTTGTTGTAGCCGTCAACGCCTGCTCTGGCTAGTCTAGGGTCTTTTGGCATTAGAAGAAACCACCACGAAAGTTCTGCTTAATGATGTTCTGACCTAGCATCTGATACATTTTAGGCTCGTTTGCCTTGAAATAATCCGCTGCTTTTATTCCTTCATACTCACCGTAAGTATCATTAATCATTTGATCCACTTCAGGCGCATAAGAAAAAGCCTCTTGCTCATTGCCAGACAATGCAGAACCAAGATTGGCTAAACCGCTATAAATTCCACCACCACGATGATAACCACCTGATGCATAGCGACCACCGCCATCTGTCATGTCAGCTACATTGCGGTATCCAAATACGTTAGCAACTTTGTTACCCATGCCGCCGCCTTGATCATTACCGCCGCCCATAAACGACAGCAGACCAGCACGTTTTGGCTTGCCTTTGAATGCTCTTGATTGACGGTAAGTTGCTTCACGCCCTGCGCCTTGTGTTCGTCCTAGCGTTTGGGCTGTGCGCTCATAGTAATCATCGTCACGGTCTTTTAAGCCAAGACCCATTGATAGATCGTCAAGAATACCCATTATTTTTTCGCTTTCTTTTTCTTGGCTGTCTTTGCGGCTGCTTTAAACGCTGCTGCTGTTGGCGCACCTTTAGACCCAGCCTTGCGCATCTTTTCGCCAGAACCAGCCTTGATCCGCTTGCGTTTATTGTGAATGTTGGAATACAAACCTTTTTTGGGCATGGGCAACTCCTGTGTTAGCTGCACCTTACCACACTAGGCTATGCCGCGCAAATTTCTTCTGATTGGCTCACCCCAATCGCTTTCCCTGCGATAACCAACAGCAAGATACCTGAACGCATCTGCACCATGTGATGTCCAATCGTGTAGCGGTCTACCCCGCCAAGTCTTCAGCTTTTCGTCAAAGTCTCTGCGATACTGTCGTAGCGCCTCTATGCCTCTGGTGCAATTGTCTTCATCAAACCAGCACTTGGGGATCATGGTACGCGCAGCCTGTATGCCATCCTCTACCGCTAGTTTCGGCGCAATCTCAATGTTCCGTATCCCCAGCGCGTCAAGCGTTTCAAGCCTGCTTTTCCCTGTTCCCAGTTCTTTGACCTGAACATCATGCGGCAGAATGTGTTGCTCGTAGTGATATTCTTTGTCCAAGAGAACTTTTGCATAGTGATCTAATCCTACTCCGCTGTTTTCGTAATAGTCTATAATCCTGATTTCT